GCCTCATCTTTTTGATCCATTCTTACTGCGTAGTTCATAGCTTTAAATTTATTTGTTTAGTAATAGTTTTTCAAATCCATCGTATAGCCCAATCTTATATCCAATTGTGGCATACTTGAAATACTTCATTATAAAAATAGATATAGGACCACAATACCCCACCTCAATTTGAGTTAGGATATGCTCAAACGTATACCCATTGTATAGTGCGACAATAACTTCTCGCCTATTTTTTACCGGCACATCAAGAAAGACATTTGTCTTACGTGCTTTGATGTGAGCATCTGCTATTGTTTTTATATTATGTCTCATTGGTTTAATTGTTTATCAATGTTATCAATAACTACATCGTTATATCCTAAATCTTGATATACCCTAAGCAAATCATCTGCTTCTTTTTTATTTAAGTAGTGGTCGTTAATCTCTACCCCACCTACCCATACTGAATATTTATTTTCCATTGGTTTAATTTTTTATAGTTCTGCCGAAAAATTACACTCGCCTTGATTTACTACACAATCCCTTATCTTTTTGCCCAACTCCAAGTCAGCATACTCCTCTATATCTTTGTGTGTTATCTTAGCCTCGTCCAACATAGTGCCATTGTAGCTACCATTGGCGATAAAGAAATTGTTAATCACCTCAATCTGCCCACCCAAGCCCTTCTCAATTCTATCTATCTCAGCATTGATGTTATCTAAATGTTCGCCATCAAAATAAAAGTCCACATAGTTTGGCTCAATAATCTCTCCACCAAATCGTTCTGCTGCCATACTTGATTGTACAGCAAACCAAAACTTACCCTCAATGTCTCCGTGATAATAACGTCCCATAAAATAATTACAGTTTTTAATCGTGGTGTCTCCACACTTTAGTGTTTATTTGTCTTTAAGTGCTGATAAATATATTCCTTCTATTCTTTTTATAAAGTCAGGGGAGTCGCACAATTCATCAATAGATTTAAAATTGGCTGAACTATTGTATTGTTCCCAATGCTTTATATATCCAAATCCTTTTTTGACATTCATACCTGAGCCGTCAGGAAGTTGCTCATACTTTGAGTCAGAATAGTATTGTATATAAAAACTATTCAATCCATATAGTCGACCAAAGAATATCTTTTGATCTTCCTCACTTACTGCTCTCGTGGCTGCCATACCCATAGGCAACAAGTCCTTGTTAAGCCTATCTATATCCTTATCAATAAGGTCGCTTATATATCTTTCAGTTGACCTATTGATTGCATCAATCTCTGCCTTTCTCTTTATGGTATCATTAAACTTCTTGTCCATTAGCGACTTGTTAATAAGTCCACCACTCGTAGTTTGAATTGGCGTATTGATTTTTGTAAACTCAATTTTTAAATCATCAATGATTTTGATTTGTTTTTCTGTTAGCATTGTTTATGTATTTATTTGGTTTAAAATAATTTTGGTGATGTAGCCGTGCCCTCGTACCACGAGTAACACGTTTGACATAGCCCATTGATTACTGCCTCAGCACCCCAACAATCTTGGCAGTATGTGTCTTTCTCGTACTTCATATTGTCGTACTTGTCCCAACATATTGTGTTGTTCTCCTTCTTAGGTGATGACCAATCCCAATTGTTTGAGGACTTGCTGTAACTTGTGTACGGCAAAGGTGCAGTCCATCTCGGCTTGTACTTGTGCTTGTAAGATTTGGTGCAATATCTAATGATAGTTTTGCACATATCTAAGCAATTCTCTACGTCCCAAACATTCACATACTCTTGTGGTGTATGAGGATTGTAATAACCACAGCTCATATTGGCTACGCTACACCTAATCCCATTCTCCTTGAGTGCCATTACATCAGTCATCATACCACTCGCAAACTTATACCCATACCCACTAATGATTGGTAACACGTCCCTTTGAAAGTCATCGGAGCTCAACTCTACTCCACTCGCTGAAGTAATAAAATCTCCGTCACCCTTCCTATCACATTGCAATACAAACTTGCAGTCAGTAAAGAAGTCCATATGTGCCTCGTAACTACCCAAGCACCCCACTTCCTCATCTCGAAAGAACGCTACCTTTATATTGTCAAACTCCCTCAAGCACTCAAGTGCTATGTATATCCCTACCTTGTCATCTCCACCAATACCCGTCTGCTCCATTGTAACACGATTAAAGCCTGTTATATTGCCGTCAATCTCCACAGGGTATAAGTCCTCGACTATATCGTGAACCGTGTCCATATGGGCTACAATGCATGGATACTTACCAAATCCCTTACCTCTTTGCACGTACAAGTTACCATTGGTGGTATAATACTCCGTGTCGGGTATGTTTTGAAGTTGCCGTATTATGTAGGCAAACATTCGAAATTGTTCATAGCTACTTGTTTGTACCGATAGTACCTCTTTTAGTTTTTCCATTGTTATATATTTGTGTCCGATATGTCGGACAGTTAATTAATTATGCTACCTTATTTACTACTGACTCGTGGAAGTAAGCACCTACCACCTCATACGACTCATCTTCTCTAATGTATGACTCGTGATGCTCAGAGTACACAACATCATCACTCAAGAAGTAATCCTCGTGATAATCTGAGTACTCGCAGTCGCTTTTTAGGTAGTTCTCGCCATCATGCTCCGAGTAGCATATGTCCTCATCGTTACAATGATAAGCCGTGTCATTTATCCACACAAGATCGTCGTCATCAGTCCTATACCAATGGTCATCAACCTCCACTAAACAGCTATCGTTCTCATAGTACCTCAAGTTGTCAGTTTCACAATACACCGAGTGGTCTATATGTATGTACCTATCTGCATACGAGCCCCTCTCTATGTATACTGCGTCATCATCATCTATGAAATCTCCACTTACTGCACACTCTGTCCGATTGTCCCCCTCTCGACCTCCACCCGTATCCGTGTACTCATACTGCCTACCACTCTCGTCCCAATTGTTACTGAGCCAACCATCTCCACCATACGTGAACGTATCGATATATGGGTAATAACTATACTCAGTATTGCAGGGTATCTTGTAATAACACCCCTCGTGCATCTCACTACCTTTCCACCACACATTTTTATCTGCATACGTCTTGTACTTATGTTTTCTCCACCACCCCTGTTCATTACAATAATCTATGAACATATCATAGTAGTGGTCTTGTGCCACGTATATTCTATCACAAAACACATCTCCATTTGGCAACGTCCAAAGTAGTGCCCTACCTGATAATCTGCCCTCAACATTTATAAGGGTAAGTATTCTGAGCCCTTTGATGTTCTCGTACATCTCAAGGTAGTCCGTGTCATCATTCATACAACTATCTCCGAGTGTACCCCCATACTCTCTACCCATAGAGTACACATCGGGTATGTCGTGATTTGGTCTGATGACAAATGTCTTTTGCTCAGCGTCACACGCACTTTTGTACTGATTACAAAAAGCCTCAAAGTCAACATCTTTGAACAACTTTAGAGCCTTCTTCGTGAACACCTTTCGGATAATCTTACTCGGTGCACCCTCTTGCCGATTTTCCCTCGCCCACGAGCCCGAGTCGGTTAGAACGTGCGTTTTGCCCTTCGGCAGAAATGATAGTTTGCCATCTGACCTTAACGTCAGATAGTTTACTTCCTTATCCGTTATCATATAACGGACAGCAGAATAACCCCAATTCTCGTAGCGTAAAGCATTGTCTAAAAATGTCGCTACCCTACTTTCTGAACGTTGCAGAAAGTTTCTGAATGAACTTGATACGTGTAACATTTGATTTGGTTTTGGTGATTAATAAAGAATATGTCATTTGTTTTTAATAGTGTCGACAGATATTGATAATGTATACTTCCTCGTTACCCTATACGTATTGCCACCTTTTTTGTATGTGCTTACTGAGGTATTAGAAATATTTTCCGAACGATACGCTGTTACACAGCTTGATAATGATACGATTGCAATAAAAAGTATTTTTTTCATTTTGATTTGATTTGTGTCCGACACGTCGGACAGTTAATTAATAATTTCAACTTGTTCTAAAAATGCATAGTTAGCGTGTGCACCTACCCATTCCTCATATTCTTTACCTTGCTCCTGTGCATTTTTTCTATCCTCCATCTCTTGTGCATCATTCCATAAACGTACTGCATTGGTCGCCTTCTCTTTGTCAAAGTATGCGAAGTCAGCCATTTGTTCTTGATTGTGGTTTATTGAAACCATAAGTAGATAGATTTTCATTTTAATTTAATTTAATTGTGAAAAATAATGTAAGACAAGTGTGCAATTGCAATTACTGAAATAACGACAATTGACGTGATGATTACCAATGCGATTTTGAATTTGATTTTTTTCATATTGCTTGATTTTTTGGTTAGTGTCGCCTCGAGACTCGAACTCGATCGTCCGACGTGTCGGACAAATCCCTGATGACGACTGAGCACACAACACAAATCCTTGCCACATTGACCACATCGAGCGTGGTGGTGATGATAGTTTTGCACAAAAAAAACAGGGGCGAACCCCTGCATTTTTATTATGCATTCATCATCTTTTTCAATTCTTCAATAAGTAGTGTTAACACTTCTTTTTTGGCTGTACCTTTGATACTTATTTTATTATCCTTATTAACAGATATTTTTAAGTTTTCAACTTTTGGCTGTTTTTCGTTTGCGTCCGTTTCTTCGTTTGTGTCCGTTTCTTCGTTTGTGTCCGATATGTCGGACGGACTCGCAAATTTGACTAAGTTTTTTAGCGACAATGTATCTTTGCTTTGTGCTTTATATTCATTAATTACATCAATATGAATATTACCACATTGAACCAATAAATACATGTAACTTTTAGACATTTGCAAAATTTCGTTTGCATACATATCGGCATTCATTTTAAATTCGTGCAATTTTAGAATATCTTTGCAAATACTACTTTTGTACCACTCAAAGCTATCTTTAACCTCAAAGGCTAAATTTATGCTAACATCAAATTGCTTTGTTGCTAAGCTATTAAATTGCTTTGTTAGTGCTTTAATAGTGTTTACTTTCGTACCCCTTACGAAATCTACATCATTTAATAATGTAGTAAAATTGCTGTTTGTTGTTGTTGTTTGTGTTTGTGTCATTTTTTTTGGTTTTTTGTCCGACATGTCGGACGTGTTAATAAATAATATTTAAAGTGCATATGTATCCCTTTACCGAATTGACTCATTTTTAAATATTGTAAATACTTTATATAGTATTTTTTTTAAATACCTAACTTAATCAGCTAAGTAAAGAGATGCAGTAAATAAAAGAACTAAATTGATATTGCAAACATACAAACAATATTTGAATATTATGCTATAATTTTACGAAATTTTTAGGCTATTTGTTGAATTTTTACGAATTTTTAAGGCTATTTGTTAGAAAATATCTAATTTGTTGATATTCAATAGTTTTTTGCAACAATGTTGCAGAAATAATAAATCGTCTATCCGTTGCCGTTAGTGGTAGCCTCCTTTGTCATCCTTTCTTCGTCTATGCGTCTGTTATTAAACGTTAGTTAACCTTCGTATATGCTTAATAGTTAGGCAGTTAGCGTGTAGGCGTTAACGTTAGTTATCAGCGTTATTCGTTGCCGTTAGTCCTATGATGATAAATTGTTATGCGTATATCTATTCAGCGTCTACCCCTCCCCGTTAGTGAGCCTCTACGAAAACGCCAAAAATTTCGGATACGCCTCGCCGTTAGACACCCCCACCCCCGAAAAAATAATCGACTTTCGGTTACGGGCCGGCCAACCATAAACGCTATAGAACCCAACTACTACGCATATCTAAAAAAACCTTAAATTTGTAAAAACTTATAATTATGAAACAACCTTTAAATTTGAGTAATAGTATCTACCAACGTAACGGTACTAAGATGGGATTAGATGTTAATGGCGGAATGTTAATTAACAATGCCCCTGACAGTAGAATGGGTATTACCAAGATGGCTGAGGCTAAGAAAGCTCTTAAGCGTGCAGAAAAGATTTCTGTTATGGCTGATGCAGTTGCAATTGGTACTATGAAATCAGAAATGGATGAGGGTATGATGGGTGGATGTTAGACCATTTAGACCAAATTCAAAGAGGGGTAATTAATTTTACCTCTCTTTTTTTTTATATAATACCATATAATTGACATTTACTATTCTTTTTATGTCGTTTTTACGACGAAAATAAATAGATAACTAATTGATTATTAATACTAATGTCGAAAATGTCAATTTAGAAGTCAAATTTTAATGGGAGATTTTTATATAAATAGAAAGAGAGAGAGAGAGAGAGTAGGGAAGAAGAAGATTGACATTACTGCACATGTGCAGTAGTTTGGTTTGAATTGATAAAACCCTTATCTTTGTTTTCAAATAATTAAATCTAATTAAAATGGACTTTACAAACAACACGGCATACATGCCAAAGGATCTACAGTTTGGTCAACAAGGTAGACAGAAGTTAATCAATGGTGTTATGAAGATGGCACGTGCAGTAAAGAGCACATTAGGTCCAAATGGTAATACTGTTCTGATTGAATCTCCCCAACACACACAAGGAATTACGGTAACTAAGGATGGTGTAACTGTTGCAAAAGCAGTTGACTTAATTGATCCTATTGAGAACCTTGCAGTTAAGATGATGAAGGAAGCGGCGGAGCGTACAGCTACGAGTGCAGGTGATGGAACGACTACGGCAATTGTCCTTACGGAGAAGTTAGTGCTTGGTGGTCTTGAGTATATTGATGAGACGCATAACAGGACGGAGGTGTTGAGACACCTATTGGACATAAGCAATTACGTGGTGGAGAACTTGAAAACTAAAGCGAAGGAAGTCACCAACGAAATGTTGTTAGATGTTGCCAGCATATCCGCAAATAATGACAAGGAGATAGGACGCATTATCTCAGAGGTGTATAATGACGTGGGTAAGAATGGTATCGTTACGGTTGAGAAAAGTCAGAGTGCTGAGACATATGCTGAGACAACTAAGGGATTGAAGTTTGACAGGGGATATTTAAGTCCTTTGTTTATAACTGACCAAAAGAAAGACGAGTGTGTGTTTGAGGACGTGATGATTATGGTTGCAGATATGGAGATAGCAAACATCTTGCAGTTAGAGAATGTGCTTAAGCCAATTATTAGTGAGGGTAAAAAGTTATTGATAATATCTCCGTGCAATGCGAATGTTGTGAATACATTGGCTGCGAATGTTATGAAGGGGAACTTAAAGGTGTGTGCTGTTCCTCCTCCGGGATTTGGATATAAGCAACATGAGTTGATGCAGGACATTGCACTTAGTGTAGGTGCTACATACTTCAGCGAGAAGACAGGCGATGACTTGAGCATTATAAACTATGCTGATCTTGGACACGCTGCTAGAGTGATTGTAAGCAAGGACAAGACGGTTATATTGAAATCTGATGCAAAGATCAAGCAAGACCTAATTGACGAAAGGGTTAAGCAGCTATGGGACGCTAACACATCTTCTACTAAGAAAGCAGACAAAGACTTTTTATTGGAGCGTATTGCTTCATTAACAGGTGGAGTAGGTGTTATCTTTGTGGGTGGACAAACAGACCTTGAGCAAAAAGAATTATATGATAGAGTTGACGATGCAGTATGTGCAGTTCGTTCGGCATTAGAGGAAGGTATCCTTCCGGGTGCAGGGAAGGCGTTAGCCGAAATTCAGTTGCCTGAGAATAAGTCCGATAGTAAAGAAGAACAGGTGGCATTGAAAATAATGGTTGACGCCCTCCAAGCTCCTTTGTCACAAATATTAGAAAATGCGGGACTAAAAGCAACCGACATTTATAGCGGTAGTGAGGAGTTGGGTTATGGATATAACCTTAAGACAGGACAGAAGGGTGACTTGATTAAGATGGGTGTTATTGATCCATTGAAGGTTACGAGGTCTGCACTTCAGAATGCGGTGAGTGTAGCTACAACAATTTTATCTACTAATGCAATTATAACTTTAGCAAGAACATATGGGGCAGACTCTAAGTAAAATAATAGAGGCTTATCCTGAGGATGAGTTTCTAACAATAGATGGATTCAGCGATGCTGTGATTGGAGTATGTTTAGATTCAAGAAGATTAATCTATTCAGTAAGCAAGTGTATTGACATCTTGGTTTACGATGATAAGATGATTTTTGAAGATGCTGTTGACTACTTTGAAAATACACTACGCAATTCTTTTGATGGTGACGATTCACCTATATGGGCAAACATTGAATTTTAATTATATGAAACCAATCGGTAAATACATTATTGTTAAAAACATTGACGAAGAGATTAAGACTAAGTCAGGACTTATACTATCGGGTGACGATACTAATCAGTTGAGATACAAGAAAGGTCTTGTAGTTGAGCCGGGTACTGACGTATCTGTTATTGAGAAGGATAGTGAGATATACTATGACAAAGGTCATAGCTTCACTATGCTAATCAATGATGAGCAGTATACGATTATTCGTGAGTCTGACGTCGTTGTTGTTTTATAGCATCGTTCATTTCTATAATCATCTGTGCATATATCTTGTCGCCATATGACGCACTACTTTTAAATAGTGGGTTGTATTGAGGGCCGACTGAGATTTCCTCCCCATTCAGTTTGTTATACATTTCGTGTATCATCCTTTGGGACTTATATGACAATTCATATAGGGGTTTACTCTTGGGGTGCTTAGCCCTGAAGGTTGAGAGGAACCCTCGCTCTAATAAACTATTGAATCTATTCTTATCCCAAGTAAGAAGTTTGTCGAACTTATCGAACTTCTTTCTTGTGAAGTATTGTTCTGAGTATAAGAACAACATCATGTCTAAATCAGCTTGGCTTATTTCGTACCTTGCCTTAATGTAATACCTAACTACTTTCCAATATTTCAGGAAGTCATTTCTTTTTGATTTCATTTAACTAAATTTATTATCTTTGTCAAAGTTAAAACATTTTCATATGGCAGACGATAAAAAAAAGAAAGGCGTAAAGCAAGAAGTTTATTCTGATAGAGGAGATTTGTTATTTACAAGAGAGGTTAGTGATACTTCAGGATATGGTGCAGGTGCAAAGAAATTTGCTATGACTAAAACTTTAGCAAGGAATGAAAAAGTTAAATCAGGTACAGCAGATAGAAAAGATGTAGAAAACATTATTAGGAATCCTACATTCTACAAAGCTCCACCTGAAGGATTTGACAGAGGTTCAAGAGCTGAGAAAAGAGCATACCAAGAAAGTAAGACAGGAGGAAGGCCTGACACCCCATTAGCAACTACACCTGAACCAAAAAAAATAAAATAATATGGAAGACGATAAAAAAAGAAAAAGTCTAAAGCAAAGAATGGAGGAGAATAAAAATCCTACATTTGATTTTAAGAAAAAATTTGGGAATAAAGGAAAAGAAAATCTTTATCAAACTGATACAACAGGATTAGCATCAGGGAAGAAAAATTTCGTTTACAGTAGGACGCTTGTGGATTCTGAAAATAAAAAACTAGAACGCATATATTCTCCTGTTAGTGCTAAACACGTAAAACAAGCAATAGCTAAATACGCTAGACCTGATACACCATTAGCAGAAACTCCTGAACCTAAAAAAATTGACTAAGATGCCTAAGGATAAAAACGTTAAAGATAAAGATAAGGAAGAGAAGAGGAAGAGTATTGCTGATACGTTAAATGAAATTACATTTAATAATAGGCAAGCTAAAGATGTAAGTGATCTTCAGGCTGAGAATACTAAATTAAAGGATATGATTATTGCACAAAGGAAATCAAAGAGAGGTCCAAGTGCATCAGGTCGTATACAAGGATTACAAACATTAAACCCTGCATTAGGGCAACAATTTTCATAAACAATTAAAAACAAAAACAATGGCGAAAGCAAAATCAACCCCAAGTTTACCAATGTCATCAAGAATGCAAATGCCTGCTGCAGCTAATAAGCCTGCAATGAAAGGTGCGATGAAAGGTGCTGTTAAAGGTGCTGTTAAAGGTTCAATGAAAGGTGCTGCAAAAGTTGCGGCAAAAACAATGATTAAGAAAAAATACTAAAACTTAAAAACATGGCAAGCGTTAAAGCAATTCCAAATTTACCTGCTTCTTCAAGAATGCAGATGCCTGCAGGATCTGACAATACTTCAAGTATTATTAGAGAAATGGGTGGTATGAAAAAAGGCAAAGCAACTGATTCTATAAAAGGCGGAGGTGTTGCATCTAAAATTACAGGTACTGCTAAAGGCAAAACCGGAATGAAAGGTAGCAATCCTTATTGTTAATTAATAAAAAGTAAAAAATGGCAACAAGTAAAAAAGCAACTGCTGTTGAACAAACTGTAGATACAACTGTTGAGATGACATTTGTAGAAGCTCCTGTTGAAGAAACAACTGTTGAGGTGAAAAATACTGATGATTTATTTACTGCTACGGTAACTGAGCAGGTTAGTCAGCAAGGTTATCCAAGTAGAGATTTTCGTTCAAAATAAAATTAGTCTTATGGCTGATAAGTCAAAAATGAAATGCAATCGTCCTATTCCCTCTGATAAGGCAGGGAAGAAGATGATGGTGAAAGCTTGTTCCAATGGTGAAGAGAAACTTCTTCACTTTGGAGCAAAAGGTTATGGCAACAATTATTCTGCTGCGGCTCGTAAAAGTTTTCGTGCAAGACATGGCTGTGATGGTGCTACTGATAAGTTAACTCCTAAGCATTGGGCTTGCAGTTATCTTTGGGGTGGACCGGGAAAAGCAACAACAAGTAATCCAAAAGGTAGACAAGGTAAATATTAAAAAATGGCAGACTCATTAAAAGTAAAAAAGCTTACGCAAGAACAGCAAGATGAGCTTCGTCAAAAAGCGAAGAGATGGGATAATGTTAAGAATGAATATAGGCAAAATTCTGATGGTACAAGGTCTAGTCATAAAATGGCTTGGGGTACTACAGATAATGGAGCAATAGCATTCCCTACTGTCTATCCGAAAGAAAGAGCAGGCACTTCATCTCATGATCCTAAAGATTGGATTGAGTTGAAAGGTAGGGAAGCTCTTGATACTGCTAAGGCAAGAAGTGAAGTTTATCATTTTAAAAATCCAAAGAATGCTGCAAAGTGGTCTGAGGGAGAATACAAAAAAAACTAATGAAAGATTCCTGTTATAAAAAAGTAAAAGCTCAGTATGATGTGTTCCCTTCGGCAAGGGCATCACAAGCAGAGAAGTCAAAAATAGGTATGGGAAAAAGAGTGTCAAAAATTTAATATCTTTACAAAATGAAAAAGAAGTTTCAATCAATCATAATTTCAATCACGTTATTATTTGACAAGTGGTCAAAGGCGTGGGATAGTTTAATTAAAAATTTAATCATTAATAAAGATGGAGACAAATTACAAAAGTAAAGGTCTTGGAGATACAATCGACAAGATAACAACAGTAACAGGTATAAAGAAAGTTGCAGAGAAAGTAGCATCAGCAATGGGTAAAGAAGATTGCGGATGTAAGAAGAGAAGAGAAGCTTTAAACAAAATGGTTCCTTATCAAAATAAAAAATAAATAGTATGAGCGGATTTACATTAGTATATACAAGAGCATTAAGGGCACATCCTTCGGATAATGCAAATATTGCGTTTCCTGCTGTAACAACAACAGGAACAAACACAACAGCAACATCACTTAAATTAATTGATTCTGCTGCAACATTTATTACAAGCCATGTCTATCCCGGAGATGTTATTCATAATGATACGGCATCAACAGCAGCAACTGTAGTTAGTGTGGATAGTGAAACTCAACTTACATTGAATGCCAATATCTTTACAACAACAGCACAGACTTATACTATTTATGCTATGTCTCCACAAGCAGGATTAGGTAATACAGGTTGTTATCTTTATATAGGTGGGGCAGGTAACGTATCAGTTGTAACATTAGGTGGAGATACTATTACTTTTGCAGGTGTGCCTGCAGGAACAACGCTTCCTATTCAGGTTGTAAAACTTAGGTCAACAGGAACAACAGCAACAGCAATTAATGCGCTTTGGTAAAATATATAAGATGATGAATGTTCAGGTTGATGACATAAAGGTTGTTGGTGCTAATGTACTTTGCTTATTTATTCTTCAGGTACAAAGTATTAATACAGAATTACAAAGCATTTTATTTTTGTGTACAATAGGTTATACTTTAGTAAGGACCGTAAATGAAATTAAAAAATTCATAAGTAATAAAAATGGCAAAGCAAACATCAGTCCTGCCGACAATAAGGAAGAAGTCTAAGACTAAAGGAGTTCAGGCAAAGACTAAAACCTCTAAAATAAAGAGTAGTAAATTATATAAGAAATCTTATAAAGGACAAGGACGATAATGGTAACATCAGCACAAGCATTAAAAAAATACGGAGATCCCACGCTAGAGCATAGTATGGTAGTATGGGATGTGCCTACTAATTTAGAAGTAGGCGTAATACCTAAGAAGCTTTATTGTAATAAGGATATGGTTGCTCCTTTATCTCAAGCATTTAAAAATCTTATAGACACAGGAAAGATAGCTGAGCTTAAAACATTTGATGGCTGCTTTAACATTAGAAATAAAAGAGGACTTAGTTCAATGAGTTTACACTCTTGGGGAATTGCGATAGATGTTAATGCTGCTTGGAATCAGTTGAATATGACTCCGGCATTATCTGCGGAGTTTGTGAAATGTTTTATAGATGCAGGATTTGAGTGGGGTGGTACTTGGCAAAGAAAAGATGGGATGCATTTTCAGTTAAAATCTATATAAAATGGATGACAAAAAGAAGTTTAAGGATACTAAAGTAGGTAAATTTCTAAACGAAAAAGCTCCAAAAATATTAGATACCATTGGTGATGTACTCCCTGAAAGGGGAGTTTTAGGTATAGTAAAGAACCTAATCAGTAAAGATGAGGAGATGACTCCTGAATCTAAGGCTGAAGCATTAATTTATTTAAAAGAAATATCTGATTTAGAAGTACAAGATAGGGATTCTGCAAGGAATAGGGAAATTGAAGTAGCAAAAGTACACAAGGTTGATTTTCTTTTTTATTTAACAGGGTTTATAGGATTAGGACTTTTTTGTTTTATCGTATATGCAATCGTATATTTACAAATACCTGCGGATAATAAAGAGATTTGGATGCAGTTGATTGGATTAGTAGAGGGAGTTGTATTGTCAATCTTTGGATATTACTTTGGAAGTTCAATAAAGAGAAATGTACATCCATAAAAACATTATCTTTGTATTATAAACCTTAAAAATCAAATAAAATGGACACAAAAAAACAATTGACAGAAGAAGAACTTAAGAAGATTCAAGAAATGAGTGGAGAATTTAACAAGGCTAAGTTAGGTCTTGGAGATTTAGAATTGCAAAAGCAAGGATTGCTGAAGCACATAGAGTTGATTAGAGGAGATTTTTCTTCATACGAGATGATGTTGATAGAAAAATATGGTAAGGATTCAGTAATAAACATTCAAACAGGGGAAATAACAAATAAAATAGACTAATATGACACCGGGAAAATTCATTGGAACATTGTTCCATTCAAGAGACACAATGCACATTGCTCATCTTCAGACAACATCTTTTGCTGAGCATAAAGCTTTGAATGGATATTATGATGGTATTCTTGATTTGACTGATACTTTTACTGAGGCTTACTTTGGTAGATTTAAAAGAGTTGAGATTATTATCCCTGAATCAAAAGTAATGGATGCAACATCTCATTTAAAAGAGTTGCAATCAATTGTTGATACAGAAAGGATTAATTATCCATCTGAGATACAGAATATAATGGATGAGATTCTTGGATTGATAGATAAGACCTTGTATCTTTTGACTTTAAACTAAAAAATAAATGGCTAAGATTAGCACATATACATATGCTGCTCCTCCTAATTTGGAGGACTATGTTATAGGAACGGACACAAGTGATTTTTTGGCTACAAAGAATTATATTATTTCAGATATTATAACTCTTGCTACAACAACAAATCAGTTTGTTACTCTTATTAATAATGATCTTCCAACTTATGCAACCAATGCTGCTGCCATTTCAGGTGGACTTGCAGTTAACTCAATATACAAAACAGCAACAGGAGAAATCAGGATTGTTGTTTAATAATTAAAGATTATATAATGGCAAAAATATCTACGTACGCTTTAGCAAATACTCCTTTATCATTAAGCGATAGGCTAATAGGTACGGAGGCCGTTAGAGTTCCTGCATCTAAGACACCTCTTGCTACGAAGAACTTTTCATTAGGAGAGCTTTTAACTTTGTTTTCTTCAGAATGGACAGGTAATAATCTTCAAGAAGTTCTTGATCAGGGTAATTCTGCTACGCAGAGTATGTATCTTACAGGTCAAATAACAACAACCTCAATTAAGGCTACCAATATTATTGATACTGTAAATAATTTTGGCAATACAGGTCAAGTATTATCAAATTCAGGAGCAGGGATTAGTTGGGTATATTTACAATATACATTACAAGATATATTAGATCAAGGTAATACTGCTACGCAGAATATAAATCTTACGGGAACTATAACTGCAAGTACAATTAAACCTGTAAACATTACTGATACATTATCTTCTAATGGAAGTGTAGGTCAGGTATTAACTAAGGTGATAGGTGGAATACAATGGGCTGCTACTCCTGCAAGTACATTACAAGCTGTATTAACTGCAGGTAATTCTGCTACTAATAATATAAATCTTACAGGCACTATAACTGCTGACAATATTCATTTAGGTAAAATAAGGGATTCTGCAAGTAGTTATGGTACGAGTGGTCAGATACTTAAGAGTCAAGGCTCAGCAAGTGGGATACTTTGGTTCACACCGGCTGCTGCTACATTACAAAGTGTTCTTGATGCAAATAATGCTGCTGTACAAGATATAACTCTTCAAGGACTTATAACTACTACATTAATTAAACCTGCAAATATTCAGGATTTTGCTTCAAGCATAGGTTCTGTAGGACAGGTATTAACTCGTAATCCGGCAGGTATAGTATGGGCTACTCCTACAGGTGGTGGTGGAAGTCAAACTTTAGACCAAGTATTAAATGTAGGAAGCGATACTAATCATGATGCTACTTTTAATAGTCTTGTAAATATAGATGAACTTAAAGCTTTGACTATTAGGGATTATTATAATAGCGCAGGAACTGCAGGCCAAGTATTAAGTAAGGAAGTTGGAGGATTTATAAAATGGGCTACTCCTACTCCGGGAGGGGTTACTAAGATTACTGCAGGGACAAATGTGACAATATCTCCAATTGGAGGTACAGGTGACGTAACTATAAATGCTACAGGTGGAGTTCAGAATTTACAAGAAGTAACTGATGAAGGTAGTATTACTACCAATGATATAAGTATTAATAGTTTAAATTTATATGATGGGGCTTATGGGGGATATCAAAATATATCTATTGGAGACCATAGCATTGGGTTCATTCCTTCTGTAGCAGCTTCTTCTTATCCTTTTACTATAAGTTGGGATTCTATAAATGCAAGTCGTCAATATGATTTGCCTAATGCGTCAGGATTTTTTGCATTATCAGTTAATGGAGCAACTGCAGATAATACCGGGAATATAGTAATATCAACAAGTGGGAATCTTCAGCAAGTAACTGATGCAGGAAGTGTAACGACTAATGATATAAGTGTAAATAGTGTTTATTTTTATGATGATGCTGCAGGTGAATATGGAAGAATAACTCTTTCTGATAGGCAATGGCTATTTCATGATGCAGATGATATTGTAAGATGTTCTTTTCAAGAAGGATCGTTAAGTTTATTTAATGGAACAGCAACATATACTTTTGTTGGAAATAATTTAACTGCAAGTAAGTTTCTTGAAGCTCCTAATTACTCAGGAACAGGAGCACGGACTTTGGCTATCTCTGTTAATGGTGTAACGGCAGATACTGCAGGTGATATAACAATAGCAAGTGGAGCTTTGCCTTCATTTGAAGTTGATTTAGATGGGGTTACTCAATATGATATTACAGCATCAGGTATATATACATTTATAAATTCTTATGAGCCATATAATGTAATTGCACTTCCTAATCCAACTTTACATACAGGAGAAAGGATAATTATTAGAAATCCAAATCCAATTAATTTATCTGTTGCTGCTACATATGAATTTATATATTCTGAAAGTGGAGGTTTAGTAGTAGATTTTATTCCTCAAAATAGTACTCTTGAGGTTATATCTACAGGAATTATTTGGACTACAATTTGTAGAACAGCAACAACTAGAAAAAATATAGATTTAACAAGTTCAGATTATACAATCAATGATAAAGGAACATATGTTATTGATGTAGCCGGTACAGGTACTTTATTACTTCCTGCAGGCACTTCTTTTGTTGGAGAAAAAATAACAATAATAAATAAGGATACTGTTAACCCTGCTATTCTTAATATTTTAACAACTGCATTTATTGGAGGCTCAAGCACTTATATTAAAAATATACCTCCAATGCAAACATTAGAAGTTCTTTCTGATGGTAATTGGAGAACGATTTCTGATTTAAGACCTTATAGAGTATATACAGCTCAATTAAGTCAAGAGGATGTGAATGATCCTATTGCTATTGTACTTGAAAATACATTAGGATATGATTTAACTTGGGATTGTGGGGGAAATGATTGTGTTGAAGGGGATTTTAGATTTTATAATAGTACATATTTCCCTGATGAAAATTGGGATAAGTTCTATGTGTCTATAAGTATTGGAGGTTCTGCATCTGATCCTACACATTTTTATTACAATGCTCATGCTTGGTTTGATAAAACAAATAAAATAGCAGGAGTTTTTGCAGCTATTTTTGATGGAACAACAGCAGGTTCAGGGCAAGCATTATCAGGAGATAATCCTTATACTCCTGCTTCTTTTGAATTTAGAATATATAATTAAATAAAATGGATATTAGAAAAATTTCTGTGGGACCTGACTATAAGAATGGTGCTATGCACTATATAGTTGGACAAAAAATATTTGGGGATACTAATGAAATACATCTAATAAAGTATAATCCCGACAATCAATCAATACTTGTTTATATAATAAATAAAAAGGAAGAGATAGTTCTTTGGAAAGAATTTACCTCAACGATTCCAATTTCAATTGAATTTAATATAGATTATTAATGAAGTCACCATTCTATTTTATAGCTAAGCCTATAAATGGAAGAAGATATGACAATACAAAAGACATAGAGGGTACTGAAGTTATAGTAAGTACTTCTGAAGAGGACCACAAGTTCTCAAACAGATATGCTGAGGTTGTCGAGCTTCCATTAGGTTACAAAGGCCCAATTACTCCGGGCGATATACTACTTGTTCATCACAATGTTTTTAAGTATTATAATGATATGAAAGGCAAGCAGAAGAGCGGTAAGAGTTTTTTTAGAGATGACATATTCTTTATTGAGCCTGATCAGTTTTTTATGTATAAGAAAGGTTCCACGTGGAATGCATACGATAGGTATTGTTTCATAAAACCTATATTGGCAACAGAGTCTTATATTAAAAAGCCATTCTCAGAAGAACCATTGATGGGTGTAATGAAATACTCAAATGAATATCTAATTAGTCAAGGCGTTAATGCAGGTGATATGGTTTGTTTCTCTCCTGATAACGAATATGAATTTACTGTTGATGGAGAAAAACTATATAGGATGTTTGACCATCAAATAACAATTAAATTATGAATATAACTTCATTTGATAACGTATTATCAAGTCCTGAATTGTACGTACAAGATATCTATGAGAATGGATTTCAAGATGTATTTGATGGAGAAAAAACATTTAAAAATATACAACCTCGTGAGAATGATGATGAGTTTGCTAAGTATGTATTATCTAAGTTTGATGGTTATAAAGTAAATTATAATTTTATAAGAAAGTCTCCACTTAATCAAGAAGAACCTAACTTTATACATAAGGATGATATGATGGGGGATATTACCTGTATATTATATCTTAATGAGAATAAACCTGTTAGTGATGGTACTACTATTTACGATGAAAATAATAATCCAAAATGTGTATTATATTCTAAGTTCAATAGGATGATTTCATTTAATGCAACATTGTTGCATTCTCGGAATATATATGAGAACTTTGGAGAAGGAGAATACTCAAGATTAATTCAAGTAATATTTTTAGGAAAAAATGACAACTAAAGAAACAAAACTAAAGATAATAGCTGCAGGGCATCGTGCAGTACAGGAGCTTATTAAAGTTGCTGAGGAGTCTATATTAAAACCTGACCAAGAAGGTGATGACTTGGCTGCTGACAAATTAAAGAATGCAGCAGCAACAAAAAAGTTAGCCATCTTTGATGCATTTGAGATATTAAATAGAATAGAATTAGAAAGAGAAAGTCTTGAGGCGATTGATAAAGGAGTAAGTAAAACAGATACAAAACAAGGATTTGCAGAAAGAAGGTCTAAATAACGAATTATATAAGGTACTAACTGATTATGTACCTGCTACTACTTTATCTAAAAAGAATAAAGTAAGGTCTTGGATATATGGGTATAATGACGAGCATGATATGGTTATTATATCAAAGACAGGAGAGATAGGGCAGATAATAAATATCTCAGGATTAGTTATAGCATTACCTGCTGTTCCTAAGGAATGTAATAAAAGAAGTGATATAAAATCTGAGCAGTATTGGGAAAGAATAAACTTCCCTAAAGAGTTGTCGTCTATACAATCAATATTTCATTGGAATGAAAGGCCATCACAGTTTAAGGATAGATGGGTTGATTATATTGAAAAGCAATTTGATTATAGGGATGAGGGGTATTGGTTTATGAACGAGGGTGCTCCTTGTTATATTACAGGAGCTCATTGGATGTATTTGCAATGGGCAAGTATAGATGTGGGATATCCTGACTTTCGTGAAGCTAATAGAATCTATTGGATATTTTGGGAGGCTTGTCGTGCAGATATAAGATCATTTGGAATGGTTTATCTAAAAATAAGACGTTCAGGATTTTCTTTTATGTCATCATCAGAGTGCGTAAACATAGGTACGCTTGCACGAGATGCAAGGGTAGGTATTCTATCAAAAACAGGAGCTGATGCTAAGAAGATGTTTACGGATAAGGTTGTGCCTATTAATAGTAGGTTGCCATTTTTCTTTAAGCCTATAATGGATGGTATGGATAAGCCTAAGACTGAATTAGCATTTAGGATACCTGCATCAAAGATTACCAAAAAAAATATGTATGACGTAAGTCAAGATGAGATTGATGGGTTGGATACTACAATAGATTGGAAGAATACAGAAGAGAACTCATATGATGGAGAGAAGTTATTATTCTTAGCTCATGACGAGAGTGGCAAATGGATTAAGCCAAATAATATATTAAACAATTGGAGGGTAACAAAGACTTGTTTGCGTTTAGGTAGTAAGATTATAGGTAAGTGTATGATGGGCTCAACATCAAATGCATTAAGCAAGGGTGGTGATAACTTTAAAAAACTATATGAAGATTCAAGAATAGGGTTAAGAAATGCTAATGGACAAACTAAAAGTGGACTATATGCTTTATTTATACCAATGGAGTGGAATATGGAAGGATTTATTGATATCTATGGTATGCCTGTGTTTAGAAAACCCGATACTCCAATTAAAGGGGTGGATGGTAACCTTATTAAAAATGGGGCATTGGATTATTGGGAAGCTGAGGTCGATTCTTTAAAGAATGATTCTGATGCCCTAAATGAATTCTATCGTCAGTTCCCAAGAACAGAATCGCATGCTTTCAGAGACGAGAGCAAACAGGCTTTATTTAATCTTACTAAGATATATCATCAGATTGATTATAACGATGGAATGATTAAAGAGCATTATATTACTCGTGGTTCTTTCTATTGGAAAGATGGGATAAAGGATACGCAGGTTATATGGACTCCTGAGAAGAATGGTAGGTTTTCAATTAGTTGGACTCCTCCAAAGCATGTACAGAATAATGTACACGATAGATTAGGGACTAAATATCCCGGTAATGAGCATATAGGTTCTTTTGGATGTGACTCCTATGATATATCTGCAGTAGTTGGAGGCAGGGGTTCTAATGGAGCACTACATGGAATGACAAAGTTCCATATGGATGAAGGGCCTGTAAATGAATTTTTCTTAGAATATATTGCTCGTCCTCAAACGGCAGAGATATTTTTTGAGGAAGTATTAATGGCTTGTGTGTTTTATGGTATGCCAATTTTAATAGAGAATAATAAGCCAAGATTGCTTTATCATTTTAAAAATAGGGGATATAGAGGATTCTGTTTAAATAGACCTGATAAGCAATATTCAAAACTTACAAAAACAGAACGTGAGCTTGGTGGTATACCAAACTCATCAGAGGACGTAAAGCAGGCTCATGCGTCAGCTATTGAATCTTACATAGAGAAACACATTGGATTAGACTTAGAAGGCAAGTATAGAGATCCTGAGGAGATGGGCACTATGCCATTTATGAGAACATTAGAAGATTGGGCAAAGTTTGACATAAATGATAGAACAAAGTTTGATGCTTGTATTAGCTCAGGCTTAGCTATAATGGCTAATCAGAAACATTTATATATGCCGGAAAAAAAAGATTCAAAAATTAGTATTAACTTCGCAAGGTACAAGAATGATGGAACAACAAGTCAATTGATTAAATGAAAAATGTAGCAATCAATATAACATCTACAGTATTCCCAAGTCAGTTAGCGACTGATGCTGAAAAAGCCTCTGAGGCATTTGGGCTTCAGATTGGTCAAGCTATTCAATATGAGTGGTTTAGGAAAGATGGTAATGCCTGTAGGTACTATAGTCAATGGAGGGAATTTCATAGACTTAGATTATATGCAAGAGGCGAACAGTCTGTTGCTAAATATAAAAATGAACTAGCTATTGATGGAGATTTGTCTTATCTAAATTTAGATTGGACTCCTGTTCCTATACTGCCTAAATTTGTAGATATAGTCGTTAATGGTATGTCTGATAGGTTATTTAAGGTTAAGGCTTATGCACAAGATGCTATGTCTCAATCTAAAAGGAATAAGTATCAGGACATGGTTGAGGCTCAAATGGCAGGCAAGGACGTACTTGAAAAGATACAAAGTGCTACAGGAGCAAATCCATTTATGATGGATCCTGACCAACTTCCTCAAACTGACGAGGAATTAAGTTTATATATGCAGCTTAATTATAAGCCTGCAATTGAAATAGCTGAAGAAGAAGCTATTAATACTATGTTTGATGAAAACAAGTATGACGATATTAGAAAAAGACTTGATTATGACAATACTGTAATAGGTATTGCTATTGCTAAGCACGAGTTCTTATTAGGTGAAGGAGTTAAGATTTCATACGTAGATCCTGCAAATGTGGTATATAGTTATACTGAAGATCCTTACTTTAAGGATTGTTTTTATTGGGGAGAGATTAAGACTATGGCTATGACCGAGTTATTAAAAATTGATCCTACATTAACAAAAGAGCAGCTTCAAGAGATATCAATGTATAGTAAAGGTTGGTACGATTACTATAACGTATCCCAATTTTACAACAATAGTATGTTCTCTAATGATACTTGCACATTAATGTACTTTAATTATAAAACTACTAAGAAGGTTGTATTTAAAAAGAAGTTGCTTGAAAATGGTGGTTCTCGTGTAATTGCAAAAGATGATACGTTTAACCCTCCTACAGAAATGATGGATGAGGGTAATTTTGAAAAAATACAAAAGACTATTGATGTTTGGTATGAGGGGATAATGGTAATGGGTACTAATATACTTTTAAAATGGGAGATGTCTCAGAATATGGTTAGACCTAAGTCTGCTTCTCAACATGCATTACCAAACTATGTGGCTTGTGCTCCTCGTATGTATAAGGGGGTGATTGAGTCATTAGTTCGTAGAATGATACCATTTGCTGATTTGATACAAATAACTCACTTAAAGTTACAACAGGTAATCAATCGTGTTGTACCTGATGGTGTATTCATAGATGCTGATGGTCTTAATGAAGTTGATTTAGGAAATGGTAATGCTTATAATCCTGAGGATGCATTGCGTCTTTATTTCCAAACAGGTAGTGTTATTGGTAGGAGTTTTACAGGAGATGGAGACTTTAACAATGCTAAAGTTCCTATTACTCAATTAACGTCAAATTCAGGCGCAAGCAAGACTCAAATGCTTATAGCTAACTATAATCATTACATGGATATGATTAGGTCTGTAACAGGCTTAAATGAGGCCCGTGATGGTTCTACACCTGATCCTAACTCATTGGTTGGATTGCAGAAGTTAGCTGCATTAAATTCAAATACAGCAACTCGACATATCCTTGAGAGTGGACTATATATGTATAGAGCATTAGCAGAAGCTATTACTTATAGAGTAGCAGATATATTAGAATACTCTGATTTCAAAGATGACTTTGTTAATAAGATAGGGAAGTATAATGTTTCTATACTAAACGACATATCTGATTTATATATTTACGACTTTGGTATATTTATAGAAATAGCTCCTGATGAAGAACAAAAATCTCAGCTTGAAGCTAATATACAAATGGCATTATCTAAAGGTGATATTAATCTTGAGGATGCAATTGATATAAGAGAGATTAGAAATTTAAAACTTGCTAATCAGTTACTTAAGTCAAAGAGGATTAAGAAGCAAGAGCGTGAAGAAAAGATGGCTATGCAATCTCAATCTATAACTGCACAACAGCAGTTGAAATCTCAAGAATTAGCAGGACAAACTGCTATGCAAAAGATACAAGCAGAAACTCAGGCTAAGATGCAGATTAAGCAAGCAGAGATAGCATTTGAAATACAAAAGATGCAGCAAGAAGCTCAACTTAAATCTCAATTAATGGCTGAGGAGTTCAACTATAAGTTAAAGATGGCTGAGATAGAAGGTGGTTCATTATCTGCTCGTGATCAATTAAAAGAAGATTCTAAAGCAAAACGTATTAGTCAACAAAATAGTGAGCAATCTAAGTTGATTAATCAGCGTAAAAATAATCTTCCTCCATTGAGTTTTGAATCAAATGAGGACAGCTTAGATGGGTTTGATTTATCAGAGTTTGAGCCTCGTTAAAAATATTGAGAATTTTGTATAATTTTGTAACAATTAAATTTAATAAAAATGGAATTAAAAGTTAGACTCTTAGATGGAGCAGAAGAAAAAGGTGTAGCTCAAGTAGAACAAGAATTACTTGAAAAGCACGAACAAAGTTTAAATACAGAGCCACAAGAAACTATAGTTGTTGAACAGCCAATAGCAGAACAAGCTCCTGAGTTAAATGAAGAACAAGTTCTTTCATATATAGGCAAAAGGTATAATAAACAAATTAATTCTTTTGACGAATTGGTTGCTGAAAGGAAAGAGTCAGAACCTCTACCTGAAGATGTTGCTACTTATATGAAATATAAGAAAGAGACAGGAAGGGGATTTGAGGATTTTCTTGAATTAAAGAAAGATTATGATTCAATGAATCCTGACCAATTACTAAAAAGCTACCTTTCGTCTACGCAAGAAGGTCTTGATGCAGATGATATAGATTCATTAATGGATGATTACAGATATGATGAGGATATTGATGATGAGTCAAAGATTAAGAGAGTTAAAATAGAAAAGAAAAAGATTGTTGCTGAAGCAAGAAAATTCTTCAATTCTCAAAAAGAAAAATATACGATACCACTTGAGTCAAGTTCGGTGCCTTTTTCTAATGACGAGAAAGAAGAGTTTGAATCGTACAAGCAATATACAAAACAAGCGAAGACTGTAGAAGAGGAGAACAATCGTAAGCGTCAATGGTTTGACCAAAAGACAGATGAAGTTTTTAATAAAGAATTCAAAGGTTTTGAGTTCAATGTTAATGAAAAGAAAATTACGTTTGCTCCGGGAGATGCTTCTGAATTAAAGAAAAACCAAGCGACACCTGCTAACTTTATTAATAAGTTTTTAGATGAGAATGGTTTGATGAAAGATGCGGCAGGATACCACAGGTCTTTAGCAATTGCAATGAATCCCGAAAGATTTGCTAAACACTTCTACGAACAAGGATTAGCAGATGCAACTGAAGGAACAATGAAGGGCATAAAGAATATCAATATGTCTGAACAAAAAGCTCCCCAAGTTACAAAAATGACGGATGGAATGCAGATTAGGGAAGTGAACCCTAGTTCCGGGAGGAGTTTAAAAATCCGAAGTATTAAAAAGATTTAATAACAATTTAAAAATTTAAAAAATGGCGATATTATCGACACCAACGTTTGCTTTACAACCGGCTCCGGAACAAGTAGCGTTACAAACAAACTATATTACTTCATTTGATTTCTTGAATCAGTATCTTCCTGATACTTATGAGAAAGAATTCGAGCGTTATGGTAATAGAACTGTATCTTCATTCTTAAGAATGGTAGGTGCTGAAATGCCTTCTAACTCTGACCAAATTAAATGGGCAGAACAAGGCCGTCTTCACATTAAGTATACAAGCTGTACTTCAACTCAAACATTAGCTGCAACTACTGCTACTTTTGTTGTTGGAGATTCAGGTGTTACTTATATAGCTGTTCGTGTAGGACAAACTTTGTTTATCCAAAACAACTCGACAGGAACTTTCAACAAGGCTATTGTTACTTCTGTAACAAATGCAACTACTTTCGTAGTAGCTTATTACGAAACAGGTGGAGCTGCTTCTGCAGGAAGTGGTCAAACTTATACCATCTTCATTTATGGTTCTGAATTTAAAAAAGGAACTAATGGAATGGTTGGATCTTTAGAAGCTGAAGATTCAATTTATTCTAACTCTCCAATTATCATTAAAGATAAATATGCTGTTAATGGTTCTGACATGGCTCAGATTGGATGGGTTGAAGTTACAACTGAGAATGGTGCTACAGGATATCTTTGGTATTTGAAATCTGAGCATGAGACTCGTCTTCGTTTTGAAGATTATCTTGAGACTTCAATGATTGAAGCCGTGCCTGCTGCTGCTTCTTCAGGAGCATTAGCTGCAGGATACAAAGGTTCTGAGGGTGTATTCTATGTTGTAAACAATCGTGGTAACGTATGGGGTGCAGGTACTCCAACTTCACTTTCTGATTGGGATTCAATTGTTGCTCGTTTAGATAAGCAAGGAGCGATTGAAGAGAACGTAGTGTTTGTAAACCGTGCATTCGGATTTGACATAGATAATATGTTAGCAGGATTGAATGGTTTGCCATCAGCAGGTACAGGTGGAACGAATGGTGCTCAATCGGCTTCATTTGGTCTATTTGACAATGATGTAAACATGGCGTTAAATTTAGGTTTTTCAGGTTTCCGTAGAGGTTATGATTTCTACAAGACTGATTGGAAATACTTAAATGATCCAACTATGAGAGGTGGTTTAGTAGCTGCAGGTGCAGGATCAATTACAGGACTTATGGTTCCTGCAGGTTCTACATCTGTTTACGACCAAATCATGGGTAAAAATGCTAAGCGTCCTTTCTTACACGTAAGATACAGAGCGTCTGAAGCAGAAGATAGAAAGTATAAAACTTGGATTACAGGTTCTGCCGGTGGTGCTGCTACAAGCGACTTAGATGCAATGGAGGTTAACTTCCTTTCTGAGCGTTGCGTATGTACACTTGGTGCAAATAACTTTGTATTGTTCCGTTACGGTGCATAGTTTTAACTAAATAGAGCAGGGGGCATTAAAATCCCCTGCTTTTTTAAATTATTTTTAAATTCAATTAAATTATATAAAATGGCAAAAAGTATAACACCTACAAATAAGACATATAGATTAATAAATGGTAGTCCATTATCATATGTCTTACCTTCAAGAAACCATCCACGTTATCCTTTAATGTGGTATGATGAAAAGAATAATATCAATCGTGCACTTAGGTACGCAACAAATCAAAAGTCACCATTTGAAGATGAGCAAGATGGCAATGCTATTCTTGAACCAATTATTTTTGAAGATGGCTTATTAGTTGTTGCAAAACAAAATCCTGCTTTACAAGAATTTCTTCATTATCATCCTCTTAATGGAACTTCATTTATAGAGGTTGATAAAGAAAAAGATGCTTCAAAAGAAGTAGAAGATTTGAATGTAGAGGTAGATGCATTAATAGAAGCTCGTCAGCTTACTATAGACCAAATAGAGATGGTATCTCGTGTTATGTTTGGTAAAGATCCTTCTACAATATCTACTGCTGAATTAAAAAGAGACATATTGGTATTTGCCAAGAATTATCCTCAAGACTTCTTAGACATATTAAATGATCCTGAATTGAAATTTCAAGCTAAGGTTCGTATGTTTTTTGAAAATAGTTTATTAACTTTGAGGAATAACGACAAGGAGATTTGGTTTAATACTGCAACAAATAAGAAAAAAATGATGTCTATCCCATTTGGGGAAGAACCATATGACGCTGCAGCTTATTACTTACAAAGTGATGAAGGATTAGATTCACTTAAGATGTTAGATACTAATTTTGGATAGTAGTTTTATGTGTGATTAATAGTAGAAAAGGAGGGTACAATTTGTGCCCTCTTTTTTTTGTATATTTGTAAAAAAGAAATAGATGATAAACTCAGTAAGAAATACTGTATTGTCTGTGCTGAATAAGAATAACTATGGATATATCTCTCCATCAGACTTTAACTTATTTGCAAAACAGGCTCAGTTAGAAGTTTTTGAGGAATATTTCAGTAATTTCAACAAGACTGTAAATGCTGAAAATGCTCGTACATCAGGTACGGACTATTCAGATATCAATAAAGCTATAACTGAAACTATTGAAAGTTTTTTAGTTAGTGATTATTTATTTAATAAACCTACAGGTTACGATAATCCTACAAATAGATTTTATATACCATCATTGACAACAACAAACAATGAGGCATATATGATTAATAAAGTTATATGCAATACAAAAGTATTAGCTTCACATTGGACTTCAGATACTTTACCATTTCAATTAATTGATTCTTCGGCTGATTTTATTGCAGATGGAGTTTCAGTTGGAGATATAGTAGTTAATTCATATACTTATAAAAATACTACAGTTTCATTTGTTGAAGATGAAACAACTCTTTATCTTGAAGATGATATATTTCAAGATGTAAACTTTTTTGAAGATTACATAATATATTCTCAGTATGATTTTGCTGAAGCAGATAAGGTATCAAGTGGTAAAATAACATTACTTAATTCTTCAAACCTTACAACACCATCTTTAATATATCCTTCATATTCTATATTAGGTGATATAATGAAAGTATATCCTGTAACTATAAATACTTACGGTGCAGTTAATGCTACATACTTTAGGTATCCAAAAGAACCTAAATGGACTTACATTGCATTATCAGGAGGAGAACCTGTATTTGACCAATCACAACTTGATTATCAGGATTTTGAAATGCCTCAAGAGGATGAGTTTAAATTGGTAATGAAGATATTACAATACTGTGGTGTTTCTATACGTGAGAATGATGTTACATCATTTGCTATGGCTCAGGAACAACATGAACAACCAACATTTAGTCAACAACAATAATTTTAGTTTATGGCATATATGTCAGAATACCAATACTATGATAACTCAGGGGATAATCCTACCAATCAGAATTGGGGATCATATCAGTATGTAAGCCTTCAGGATATTGTCAATAATTTTTTATTGATGTATTCAGGTAATCATTCATTGGTTAATAATGAAGAGAGATATAAAGTTATATTCCATGCTAAAAGGGCTATACAGGAATTAAACTATGATGCATTTAAAGAAATAAAAATATTAGAATTAACAGTTGGAGATTCATTAAGATTTGTATTGCCTCCTGACTTTGTAAATTGGGTTAGAATATCTTTATATAAAGATGGTTTCTTAAGACCTCTTACTGAGAACATTCAGGCAATATCATCTAATGCATATCTTCAAGATAATAATGCAAATGTTCTTTTTGATCAAGATGGAAATATACTTAGACCTGAGTATTCTAATATAGATTATCAAAGATTAATGGGTACTAAGAAAGATATCTATCTAAATAGGGATAGTCAATTCTATGGTCAAGAAGGTTGGGTTGTTGATGGGATGTGGTATTTCAACTATACCATAGGGGATAGGATTGGTTTAAATACAGAGACTGCAAACTTTAATCCTACATTTAAAATAGATAAGAAAGCAGGGGTTATAAACTTTGACTCTAAGATGTCAGGAGAGCTTTGTATTCTTGAGTATGTTTCTGATGGTATGGAGAATGGAGATAATTCATTAATTACTGTTAATAAATTATTTGAACAATATGTTTATGCGGCTATTAAATTTGAGATATTAAATTCTAAGTTTGGTGTTCAAGAGTATATAGTGAATCGTGCAAGAAAAGAAAGACAAGCCTTACTTAGAAATGCTAAAATAAGAATTAGTAATATTCATCCGGGAAGACTTTTAATGAACTTAAGAGGAATGGACAAGATAATAAAATAATATGGCAAAAGATACAAGGACCTTTGTAGCAGGAAGGATGAATAAAGTTGTGGACCAACGTCTATTACCTGAAGGGGAATACGTTGATGCTATGAATGTGAGGATGGGAGATACAGAGAAATCTGAAGTAGGTGTTATTGAAAATACAAAAGGTAATATTCCATTATCTACATTAAGATATATTGATGGTACTCAATTAAGTCTTAATGCAAGATGTATTGGAGCTATTGAGGATAGTGCAAATGAGACTATATATTGGTTTGTGCACGACGATTCTTTCTTTGGACAAGATGATCAATTACATATCCTTGATATGATTGTGTCTCTTAATATAAATACAAATGCTTTGACGTATCATGTAATTAGTATTGGAGATATAAACAATAGACCTATATTAAATTTTAATTCAGGATATCTTATTACAGGCGTTAATAAGATTGAGGACTTATTATTCTTTACAGATGATTATAATCCTCCAAGAGTTATTAATGTAACAAGGAACTATCCAAATCCTATATCATATGTGGATCAAATTACAGCAGAATCAATTCTTGTAATAAAGAAGCCACCAATGGAGTCGCCTGTAATACAACTTATAAGGACTGCAGGATCTTCTAACTATATGGATACAAGATTCATTTGTTTTGCATATAGATACAAGTATGCAGATGGCGAATATTCTGCTACATCTCAATGGTCAGAACCTGCATTTTCTCCTAAGCAATTCAACTTTAGTATAAATAGTTTACTAAATGAGGGGATGGAGAACTTTTATAATGCTGCTATAATTAATTATAATTCAGGAAGTGAATTAGTTGTTGCTGTTGAATTGTTGTTTAAGCAGTCTAATAATAATGTAATAAAAGTTATAGAGGTTATTGATAAAGCTGATTTAGGAGACGACCAAATATATCAATATACTTTTTCTAATAGTAAGATATTTACAATACTTCCTGATTCAGAATTATTAAGACTATATGATAATGTGCCTCGTTTTGCAAAAGCGCAAACGATTATGGGAAATAGGTTAATGTATGGTAATTATGTTGAAGGATATAACTTGATCGATAAAAATGGTCAAGATGTTTTGTTTGATTATTCTACAACACTTATATCTGAGCCTGTAGGAGAAGAATCATTATTATATATTCCGGGATCGGGTGATTATAATTTAGAAGGTAAAGCTGCTTCTGTACCTAATGCATCAGTTTATGTAGATTTATCAAATGTTGATTTAATAGCAGGTTCGTCATTAAATATATCATTTACATTTGTTCATTATAGTTTTGTAGGAACAAATGTCCCAACACAAACAACTGATACAACAAGGGTTTCGTTTACTTTCGTTTTACCTACTTCCTATAATTCTCCATACGAAATGGTTAATAGTACGGAGTTTATAAATGCTGTAGGTTATGGATCTTTATTTTTTGGAAATATAGAGCCAATGGCAACATCATGTGATGGTATTACATTTACAGATCAAATAAACTGCTTAACTCCTACTAATTTAACAAATGCTACAACAACATATACTAAACAATATAGTGGAGTTAATGTAAACTTTTTTACAAGAAATTATGGGTGTGCTATATTGTCGGATCCGGGAACTAATGTTATTGGATTGCAGGTAATAGGAACTTTATATAAAGATGATGCTAGTGCAAATACTGTTGCTGAATTTTACACAATAAATTTTGCTGAGATAACATATCAAAAAATAGCAAGTCCAAGTAGCTTGCATAGTAATCGTGGGTATGAAGTTGGTATTGTTTATATGGATGATTTTAATAGAGCGTCTACAGCATTAGTTAGTAAGAATAATACTGAGCATATTCCTTGCGGATATTCTATATACCAAAATTCAATTCAGGTAAATATTCCTGTTTCTCAAAGAGCTCCTAATTGGGCTTCAAGATATAAGTTTGTAATAAAACCTGATGAAGCAGGATACGAAACAATATATAGCAATATATTCTTTATAGATAAAGACACAAATGATGCTTACTTTTTGCTTGAAGGAGAAAATGCAAGAAAAGTTGAAGATGGAGATAGGTTTATTGTAAAAAGAGATTCAGATGGTCCAACTTCCGCTTGTATATATGCTACTGTTCTTGAAAAAAAATCTCAACAATCAGCATTTATAACTACTGTATCAGGAGCTGTTCCTCCTACAGGAGTGTATATGAAAATCAATCCAAGTTCATTTAGTGCTGTTCAAGATCCAAATTCTATAATAGCATATGGCAGACAAGGAGGATATGTAGATGCAGCAAGAACTTGTCCTGTGTTTTATTATCCAATGAGCTATCCTACTCCTGATGGAGGTGGAATGTATACAGATTATGATGTCCCTGCAGGTAGTAGGATTGTAATTAATATACTATTTGATAGAGGAGGAAGAGGATGTTCTTGTGAAAAAAGAAGATATGAATTAAATAAAAGCCTTACTGCTTCTTCTAATTATGCTAATATGGAAGATTGGTTTCTTGGAGATAATGTTCAAGCAATATTAGGAGATGGTGATTGGCAAGGAAGTTGTGGAGCTGCTGCACCTGCTAATGTATTTCAAACAGGACATGGAGCTCCTTCTTGTGCATTAGATACCAATTATTATAGATTTAATAGAGATGCAAATAATAGGTTATATTTTCAAGGAAGTGGTACTTGGGCTTGTTCAGGAGCAGGAACTGCAGGAAGGCGTTCATTTGCTTATGCAACAATAACTGTTTATCGTGCAGATAGTCTTTTTATATTTGAAACAGAGCCTGCAGATGCACTACCTGATGTATTTTTTGAAAATGATTTATCATTTGCTATTGATGAGGATGGAAATCATATGGGTAATGTTCAAGACCAAGATATAAATATGGGAGTTCCTGCTATAGTAAATACAGGATTCTATAATTGCTTTTCATTTGGCAATGGGGCAGAGAGTTATAAGATTCGTGATTCAATTGTTGGAAGGCAATTTGATTTAGGACAAAGAGTTACATCGGTATCTGCTCAACAATACAAAGAAGCGAGTAGATTTTCTGATATAACATATAGTGGTATATACAATCCTGAATCTAATATAAATAAGTTAAATGAGTTTAACTTAGGCTTATTAGACTATAAGCATTTAGAGGCTTCTTTTGGAGATATATATTTAATGGATGGAAGAGAAACAGATGTGCTTGTTTTGCAAGAAGATAAAATATCTTATGTATTAGCAGGTAAGAATTTGCTTTCAGATGCTGCTGCAGGTAGTGCTATTACTTCAGTTCCTGAAGTATTGGGCACGCAGATAGCTCGTACTGAAAAGTATGGCATTAGCTTTAATCCTGAGAGTTATGTTCAATGGGGATTTAATAGATTCTTTACTGACGCTAAACGTGGAGCTGTAATACAACTTATGGGAACGTCATATGCTAATGATGATTTGGGTGTTATATCAGATGCCAATATGAGGACATGGTTTAGAGATGAGTTCAATAATTCATTTAATACTCAAAAACTTGGAGGATTTGATCCTTATATGAATGAGTATGTATTGTCTTCAAATACTATAAATATACCTGCTAAAGTACAATGTATTGCTTGTGGTGTTACTCAGAATTTAAAAGTATCAGGAAACACTCTTTTTGAATATTGCGTTAATTTAGGTAGTGCTGTTGGAGATAGTAATATTTCTTGGGTAGTAGAAGGAGAAGATTCAGTTTTTAGAATATTTGTAACATATGATGGTAATGAGTTTGAATCAGAACCACAAACAGGTTCAGGAAGTTTTAGTTTTTCAAAAAATTCAATAGCTGAGCAGACTGCAATAATAGGGATTAACAATAATCAAGGAGCTTCACTTGATATAAGTATTACCGTAGATTGCCCTGAGCCTGAAATTGTCAATGTAGTTCAAGTTGTTGTAACCAATGATTCAGATTCAGGAGATACTGTTCATGCAGAATATAGATATACAAGTGGCATATTTGTATCACCATTGCAATCTAACTTAGTTACATTTGCAAGCGGTACAACCAATCCTTTGGTATCAAGGTATAATATAACCACAGGAGCTGCAGGTACAGGCGGATTTCCTATAGCAGGAAGTACATTAACGATTCAGTCAAACCAAATCCCACCTGATACGTTTGTATTTAATCCTGCACTTGATAAATTTAGATATTTACGTAGCAATACATTATACAATAATAATGCAATAGATATATCAACATTACTTGCTTCATCTACTTTAGTAACAGGAGTTATAGGAAGCGGAACACTTTACTCAGGAGATTTTACAGTTCCAAGTACAGCAAGTGGAAGTTATATTTATTTAATTTGGGATTTTAGAAAATCTTATCCTTTATCTTTATGTTATTCAGACGAATCAAATACAGACGCTTGTTGTAATTGTGATGTTTATTAAAATAAATTAATATGGCAGTATCAAGTTTATATTATCTAAATGGTTCAACCCTAAGCTCTTCAACGGCTGTTTTTACAGATTCGTCTATGATAACGTGTGCTCCTGATGGATGGTATTCAGATGGGAGTGTATCAAGGCAGCAAGTAGACTGTGTTTTACTTGCTCAACAGGTATGCAATTGCGAGTATGCGTGTCCGGGTCCAAAATCAAAACAAGCCCCCCCTGATAATCAAGCAAAAGGAATATTTGAATTTAGTTATGATTCAGGAAATGATGATACATCAATAGGAGCTATAGAAATACGTATTAATATAGAACCCGGAAATATTATAGGAGTAAAAGCAGTATTAAATTCAGTTGTATATAGTTCTGTAGTTAGTGCTAATTGGGGATACTTATCAACTACTTCAGGAGATATTACATTCTTAGGAAACAATACCGAAAGCGTTTGTAGTGTAGTTTCGAGTGGTGGATGGTCC